AAGGGTTCAAAAGACTCAGGAGTAGAGCAGACCGGGCAGAAACTAGTCACACGAATACTGGTTTCACCCAACTCTACTGCGTCAATGTGATAAGTCGCTGTGCTATAACCCGGCACTTCAATTACATGCGACTCGTTAAGGCTGTCAGTATAGTATAAATTGTAATGAACAATGCCAGGATTTTCAGGCGGCACCGTCCAGCCTACATCTAAGTATTCAGTTGCTGCAAAAAGCTGCGAACTAAACAGCAGCAAACAAATGGCTAATATTTTATTCATGATTACCTCCACGAGCGTTAATTTTCTGTTCATTCAATAAGATCTTTCGCTTCCACTGTTCAGCTTCTTCGTCATGTCGATCAAGCTGCTCTTCTATTCGTTCCAATGCTTTAACTATATGCTGCTGAACCATAATACCTTGAGCTAATGTTACAGATACTGCCGCATCATCTCTTCGCAAACGATCTATTTGATCTTTCTGTACTGCTACAGCTTCCGTAAGTTGCAACGTTATATAATTTAGTTGAACTCCCCAAATTACCGCGCCAAAGAAAGTAAGTACGGTAAAGGGTGTAATCCAACGTTGGACAAAATCATTAAACGAATCGACCATATCATCTTATGGAGTCAAAGTTTCAACGTATAATCCAGTAGCAGCCCAGGCAAGATCAAAGTTACCATTAGTAGAGCTAACATCTGCTCCACCTTCATCAAGATCGACATATCCAATAATTAAATCACCCGCTGCGATAGAACCAGTAGCCCGATGTAGCAAATAGATATATCGGCCTGTTAGCGTAACTGAATCGCCGTAATCCAAATCATCTGCATCAAGTTTAATAACTCTCGTTGATACTGCTGACCAAAGGAGATTATCTACGGTATCACCTTCAGCGAATAAAGCAGCAAATCCCGTACCTAGATTACCTGAAATATCTGAATATAAGTTATCATTTATTACACTAGGAGTATGTGCGTCAAGTACCAAAAACGATACGATAGCATTAGCGGGACTTTCCAAATCAATAGTGCCATCGCGTACCGCAAGAGCGCCTGGGTCTGTAAAAGTAAATTCTGAAACACTCATTCTATTTTCCTCATATTAAAAAAATTAACCAACTTTTGTTTCAAGTGATGGACCAGACCATCTTGTTTCTGCATCATCAGTATCTATCTCATCGATAGTCGAACTGAATCTTGTATCCCAGAGAGTAGCTGTTTCTGCGTCTTTAGCAAAAGAACTGATTTCTACTAGTAAACCAAATATATAACAATCAGGATTATCGTTACTCATCCAATTTGTTGTATCAGAGTCACTTAATGGGACTAAACGCTGATAATATATGATCTCCAAGTTACCTTCATTTGTTGGTGGATATACCTGAAGTTGCTGGGCGACGATAGTATAGTAAATTTGTCTTCCTGCATTAGATAAATTTCCAGCAGTAACCCTATTATTCATTTGTTCAGGATTGATATACTTCATAGTCTTTCGAGCAGAATCTGTTTGAATCTCGATATCCCTAAGACCACCAAAATCAGAAGGTAAAGCAAAATATTCTTGATCAGTATCCGCTAACGTTAAATCAATAACTGATCGAATAGACATTTTTGAAACTTTAAGTTTCCTATTGATTCGTGATTCAACAATACGAAGAAAATCATCCATTCGATCAAGAACTTCCTGATCAGTTCTATCAGCGTACGATAAAGCAACCGTTTTTATCTCTGTATAATCCATAGTATCTAGCCCAAATCAATAAGATGAACGTTACGGATAATAGCATCATCTGTCTTAAGCCCAGAAGCACTTGTGCCGTTATCTGTCGTAATGATAAAAAAACGATTACTATCAGATCCCGCTACTGCATCTTCTGTATATGAACCAGCAGTAGTATACGCAGTCGACTCTGTAAAATCACCTACCCGCATTTGAAGTTCAGGAGCAGCGCCTCCGATAGAAATGATTTCCATAGACATCCGATATGTATTGCCCACGACCAGCGGTATAGCAAAACCAAAATTAGGAAAGTTCTCATAGCCAGATTCTAACGATCTATCATATGTGAACTCATTAAATCCAGTTTGCAGCCAACCCTCTAATTCGCCAGTATCAGGCAGATCAAGATTAGGAGGCGGCCCATATATAAAATTCCCTACCGACTTAGCTAATGACAAAGATGAACGGTTACCAACGTGTCGACCAAACATAGGCCCTAACAAACCTTTGCCTCTCATCATGAGTAACGGTTTCATTTTACGAATCTACGACAACATTAGTTGGAACAGCTACGCCAGGAGCATCCGCTTGATCTATCGTTCCAGAAGGAGCAACATCATCCGCTACTGCCCATCCACGATCCCAAGCGTCATGATCAGGAGAACCAACTTCGTGAGGATTTCCAGTCAGCGGACGACCTGCTAAGGTGCCTCCTGCTCGGAAATAAATACCTTCGCTGAACGCCGTTGCTAAGCTCATACGAGCTGCTCCAGCGTTATTTGATGCAGCACCATAATCTAATTGACCACTCATTTTATCACCCTTGTGTGAGGCATTTTTTGCCTTCGTCAGATTTTAAGTAACGGAACAACTCTTTGCTTCGATGCTCAGCATCGCCGCTTTCTAATTCGTAGCCATCCCTTTTGGCTTTTTCATACATGATATGAGGAATTGCAGCGACAGACCTACCCCATGTTCCATCAGAGCCTTGTGCTCCTAGATCTTGGATAACACCTGGATTCTTACGAAGCTCAGCATTCCTATGAAGGATCAAATCCTCAGTAGGTTGCGTAGTCTTGTGCGTAATAACACCAGTATGTTCCTGATAATGTATATCGCTGCGAATTACCTCATCCATTAAGTTTTCTCCAAAAACTTATGCCATTTTTTAAGTTCAGCATTTGTCGCTTTGCCGACCTCTCCTGGCGCTATAAATTCTACTGATGTATTAACCCCTTTCTCTGTAATATTCTTAACAGAAGTCAGATCAGTAGGACGATTGGCTTTAGGTGCTGCTGCCTTTTTAGGGGCAGCAGCAGTTTTAGCCTTTTTGTCGGCTTCGGCCATTATGAAGCTGTAACAGCTGCAGTATGGTCGATATCAGTACTCATACCGTGAGCCTTTTCAGTATTCACAATAAGAGTCCAGTCGACACTCATTTGACGATTTTCTGCCAAACCAGTTTTTGCCAGCATATCAGTCCGATACCCTTTCAGGTAGCAAAGCGACAGATAGTCTGGATCCAGGTAGAACACGAAGCACGAATCATCAGCAGAGTCAGTAGTTTGCTTCTGCTGAAGACGATTCGGAACCAAGTCCAAAGTTCCGAAATCAGTAACGAAAACGTTAACCGCACCAAGAGCAGTAGCCTTCTCTGCACTCTTTCCCTGGTCACTCATCAGAGTCGCTACGCGAGCAGATGAGGTAAACAGGTATTCTGAGAACTTCCGAACCATCGCCGGAATAGTCATCATCTTGGTAGGATTACCGCCTTCATTATACGCAGACTCAATCTGATTACGAACCTCAGCTTCAGTCAACGCAGCTACAGCTGTAGTCACAATCTGTGCTACAGTAAGACCAGTGGAAGTACTATATCCACCGACAGTACCACCAGTACGAATGGTAGTATTAGTAGCAAGCCAGGAAGGCAAGCCACCTACTTTACCTGCTGCAGAACCAGTATCAGCTAAAGAAGCCTGATTCTCCAGAGCAATAGCTTCGACATCGCGACGAAGTTCTTGCTGGCGACGCATTAGCTGATAACTGAGCTCTTTAGCTCTACCAATAGTATCTGACGCATCAGCGCGGTAAGAGACTCTTACCACTTTGTCAGAAATCTGGTGATGGTTACCAACTTTAGTGCCAATAACGTGATCAGATGTACCAGCATCAGCACCATCAATTACCGCATTGGTAACGTCAGGATCAGCCAGGGCATCAATGGTCCATTCTTTGTATTCGTTCTTTGCAGAACCAACACCAACCATATCAGTGAATGGAAGCGGAATCCGGGAAATATCCCAGATCTTGTTCATGACGTCCTCACGAATGAGACCGCCAAACGTTGCAGCCTTAAGATTAGCACTGTCTAGGTTTGCTGTGGTCATTATGACCCTCCTAATAAAAGTTCAGCTACAGCGGATTGCTGAAGGTCGCGTTTCGCGCTACCTCTTGCTTTCCGACTAGCAGCCGTGAGTTTATCCAATTTGCTGACTTTCGGCTTAGTGCCTGAGCCAGCGCTCTTTTGAAACTTGGGAACAGGTTTTAGCTTCTTCTTCGCAGCAACCTGAGCACCTTCATGGTACTTTTGAGCATCTTTAATCATTTCAATTAATCTAGCATCGAAGACAGAATCAAACTCTGTATCATTAAATCCATACTGAGTAGTAACAAAAGATTTAAAGCTATCACGAGCTTTATTTCTAGTGGGTTCATCAGACCATTCAGGATTATTAATGAGCATAGTATCATACTGTTGCTTCATATATACTGTAGCTTTTTCATTCTGTGCTACTAAAGACTCATTATTATGAGTTTCTTTATCAGTTGAAATCGCATCTTTAATACGTTGAAGTTCACCGGCCTTAGATTGAAAATCGATTTTCATAGCTGCATAGCGAGCTGGATCATCAGTATTCAATTTATTCCAATCTACATCATCATACTCAGATATTAACTGTTGTTCAAAGTGCTGTGTTAATGCGTCTACTGTCTCAAGTTTGAACGCGTACGCCTGTTCCACTTGTTCCTTTTGAACTTCAAAAGCCTTTGTCTGTTCAGCAAGAGCTTGGCTCTTAACTGTAAAAGCTTTATTGTTCTGAAAACCCGCTAATAGGTCTTTCGTACTGACGACCTCAGACTCTCCATTTACTTTGGTATTGAAGCCGGCAGGGTTGCCGTCTTCGTCAAAGGATAGATCATCTTCAGAAACGCCTAGCATTCCAGCCCAGGTTGGATCTTCATCGGCAACGGCTTCGAGGGTTGTTTCTTCCTCTTCACCGTCTTCAGCTTCACCGTCTTCATTGGATTCCTCACCTTCTTCTTGAGTAGATGCTTGGGTTGGAGTTTCCTCTCCCTCTGCTTCTTCAATTTTAGGTTCGTCCTCACCGACTAGCAGTTCGGCTATCGCATCGGTTTGATCCACTCTCGGCTCGTGAGAGCTTAGATTGGTGGATACATCTTCTGCTGTTGTACTCATTAGTGTGTTACCTCTTCATTGCTTTCGTTCAAAGTTTTACTAGCCATTTGGCCAGTCTGGATTACAGTCATGATTTCTTGTTCAAGAGTGTCTACTGCATATAACATCCTCTTGACTTCCATCAGTTCTGGTTCCGCAGTTAATGGAAGCGCACGAAAGCTCTCGAATAACACCATTCGTTTATCTTCCACAAATTCTTTAATAAAGCTATCATAAGTATGTTGAGCTTTACTACCTTCAATCTGCTCATTCTCTAGTTGTTCTTTTTGTTCTGGGTTCATCCGACACTCTCCTTATTAGCTTGGAAATTTTTGTTTTCTTCTTTCTCTGAATCTTTTTCAACCCTAGTTAATTCAAGAGCAGTACGTCTAAGATCAAATCGTTCTTTCTGTGTACGATCTGCATCCTTATTGAGATTATCAAGTAAAATTTGAGCCTCTTTAAGTTGCTGACTAAGGAACTGAATTTCCTTCTCAGACATCTGCTTATTATGAGTAAGAGCATTCTTGCCTTGCTCGATTTGATTCTTAAGACCTGCATTAAGTCGTTCTGTTTCAGCTTTAGAGGTCTCTGCTTTAGCAACGTCAGCCTGAGCTGTAACCATAACTTCTTCGATCTTATCAGCGCGTTGTTTATCTTCAGCTTTTTGCTTATCTTGTGCCTCCTTAGCTGCTTTACCCTCTGGAGATTCAGGATCAATAAAATAGCGGACAGCCCCATTCAAACCGGAGAATTTACAATAATCATCTAAGGTGTTAAACGACCGCTTCTCGTCTACCAATATACTACCAGAATCAGCTAGAATTTTTTGGACTTCTAACACCGTACTAATTGCGGCCACTTGTAGCTGATGATTGCCAGTACCAGTACCAACGCGAACAGTACAGTTCGTACGATCTGGCCACTCGGAAGGTTGAACTTCATACCATTGCCCCCTAAATCTAAAGTCAACGACGGCATCAATATGCTTCATTGATAGGTCGCGTATTTTAACACATAGAGGCTTGAGTCCAGTTTCAGCTATAACTCTGACTATAAGACCAACCAATTCTTCTTTAGCATTCATAAGACGATCAACGCCTTGAGAGCCAACCCGATCACCTATATTAGCAGGAGTAGCGGAACCATCTGGATCAACACCAGCACGACCGGCACGAACCTGGTCTAGATAGGTCATCATATTATAAGCATCTTCTCCTAATTGCGGAGTCTGCAGAGGCATAATAGAATCAAGACGCTTTGCTCGAATAATACCACCTGGACGAGATACTAACAAATCGTCCATATTAACCTGATTTTCTACAACGACGTTACGCTGATTATTCTGGAGATAGATATTATCAAACATACTACGCCAGAGAGCTGTCTTCTGGTCTTGTATTTCCTTCAATCGATCAGTAATTGAAAGACCTTGAAACTTGTGAGACATTAAAAAAGCTGTGGTAGAAATCCAAGGATAAGCATCGACCTCTTCCACAGAAAGCACGTGCGTCGGAGCATCACCACCAACTACAGTTACTTTCATACGTTTGGATATTCCAGTCTCATCGATATCCAATTGCATGTAACATTCTGATACTTCAAGAAGGCGTTGGGAATCATCGCCGCTCTCTACCCTGTCATAATACACAGATTCGTTCTGCATAGCAAAACGGTAATCTCTGTTATAAAAATTTGATCCTTCTGGAAGCTCGTCAATTTCTTCCCGATTCATATTCGGAAATTCTTCCAGGATGTCTGAAGCAGACTTAAGAAGTACGTGAGCAGTAAACCGAGCACCATCAAGATTGATAGAATTATGTTGTGCGTTAAGCCTAAACTCTTCTGGAGGAACCGGATCAACATATATCTTACCTTTCTTCCGCTCGACCACTACCTTAACATCATAGAGCAGAACAGGCTTTTCTAACTCAGCATGTAGTTGTTCCATTTGCTGTGTAAATTGTTGAACTGCTTCAGGAGGTATTTGTTGTCCAAATTGCATAGCCTGTTCAGCTTGCTGTTCCATCTGCTGAATCTGCATTTGAATCTGTTGCTGCTTCATTTCGGTAAGTTTCTGATCGACATACTCGGACTTTTCGAGCATTTCAACACCATCCGCTGATAATAGCGAGTTCAGCTGATCCTCATTAATACCAGTATAATCAGATGATTTACGTTCAGTAATCTTAGCATAGTAACACTTGAGAATGCCGTTGCGCTGCATTAGAGCGTCTTTAACAAACTGATGAAGTACAATAAAGCCGTCATTTTGTTTCATCAGCACTTCATAGACGTATTCCGATTCAAGTTCAGCCTGTTTCTCGTCGCCCTGGTGCACAGGATCGAAAATGACGACTTCATTGTTCTGTGTGAATGACTTCATGATTTGAGGCATGATCCATTCTATAGCGTCTGCTACATCTGTAGATGTAACCTGGGATCGACCTTCTATCTCAGTACCATTAGGTCTACCAAGATAGTAGCTCAGAGACTCTTCAAGGCCAACGTTCCCATCTCCATTATAAGTGGAAGAATTGGAGAGAGCTAACTCAGAGCTTACAACCGAAAGGATGTCATCATCGTTCAACATAGTTTTTTCTCTTTGGTAGATCACCTAAAATACCACCAATAGCAGTATCATCTTTTAACAAACCAGTATATTTATCCACAATAAACATATCTTTAGGAAGCACAGGATATTCTTTATAAAATGGATTAGCATCCATTTCTGTTTGAGTCATATGAGCACGGTTCTGAGTTAATCGGGCTTGAGATTCATCAGCGAGACGAAGATATTTTTGATACATCTCGTCCCATACTTCATCACTAATATTATCGAAATCTCTACCAAGCCGTTTCTTTTCA